ATAATTATAAAGGCAAATATTATACAAAAAATGTATATGATAAATTTATAAATGAATACACTTTTAAATATCAAAGAGAACTGAAAATTAAATCTGCTATATATAAGATATATAAGGAATTAATTTATCCTGTAGCTTTATTGATAATGATAAAATTGTTAGAAGTTCTTGCAAAATAATTGTAAATGTAAAAAATAATTCAATTATGTATTGACTTTTGAAAATAGGGTGGTATAATTAAGATGAAAGTACGAAAAAACTTCTACATTTTATCACTAAGGCGAAGTTAACATAATATATAATTAAAGAACTTCAAGCCGAGGTGATAAACCTCGGTTTTTTTGTTACTTAAAGAAAGGAGTCAATGATGAAAGAAAACAAGTTCCCTAAATTAGAGGCTGAGATGAAAAAGCATAAAGAAAGTCAATACGCATTAGCAAGACTTTTAAAAGTATCTCAACCAACAGTATGTAGAAAGTTATCAGGGGAAACAGAGTGGAACATAGGAGAAATTGATATTCTATGTGAACACTATAAAAAAGATTATTATCAATTATTCAAATAAAAAGGAGTTGGAAATTATGAAATTAAAAGAATCAGTAAAAGATGTGTTAGGAGTAGTTTTGTTTTATTTAGTTCTTATTTTAGGAATTATTTTACTAAGTAATCAAAGTGATCTAAATAAAAAAAGTGCAGCAGCCGAAACTACTACACAGAACACATACGTTAACTTAATCAGCTAACATCTTGATTATATAAAAAAATTGGAGGAAATGCAAATGAAATACAAATTAAAAGATAGGGATGTAACGATGCTAGATAGAATAGCAGCAATTACAGACTATGACTATTTAAGTTTATTAGATGCAAATAATTATATCGAAATAGATGATTTACTAAACATACTAAGCGACCTTGAAGAATCTTATATAAAATTAGAAGAAAAATTACAAGAAATTGAAGAAAAGACACAAAGTTCTTGGGAAACTAACCACTGGGGAGTGGAATTTAACAAAGGTTTTAAAGGAACTCAATATGAATAAATTTAGATTATTAAAAGCAAAAGAAATTAGTTGTAGAGTAAATCAAATTAACGAAAAAGGACTTACATTATTACTTTATAAAGACGCTCGTGTAGATATGGATATCTTAGATGAAACAGTAGGATGTATGAACTGGCAACGTGAACACAAAGAATTAAAAGGAAATATCTATTGTGGTGTATCAATATTTGATGGTAAACAATGGGCAACTAAATGGGATTCTGGATCTGAATCTAATACCGAGGCAGAAAAAGGAGAAGCAAGCGACTCTTTTAAAAGAGCTTGTGTTAACTGGGGAATTGGACGTGAATTATATACAGCACCTTTTATCTGGATAAAAGCAGAAGATGCTGGTATATATCAAAAAGGTCAAAAATACGCCTCTAGAGAAACATTTAGAGTTGAAACTATACATTATAACAAAAATAGAGAAATAGACGGATTAAGCATTAAAAATAGTAAAAACAAAAGAGTTTATTTAAAGATGCCACCTGAGGAGGTTAAAGATGAAAATAACAAACAAGCTTAACCTACCAGATATGTTAGTAAGAGCTGCACAAAAGGAATATACCTACCGAGATAAAAGATATTCTATTACATCATTATTAGATCCCGATAGAGTATTGATTTTAAAAAGAAGATACAACGATATGATAGAACAAGATATTACTGAATGTATTTGGATGTTATGGGGTTCTGTAGTCCACTATGCTTTAGAAACTGGTATAGAGTGTAGAGAAAATGAATATGTAGAAGAACATTTAGAATATACGTTTGATAATGGATATACATTAAGTGGAATTATAGACCATGTAGAAGATTATATAGATGATTATAAAACTACTAGTGTTTGGACAGTTATATATGGAAGTAATAATGAACATTGGAAAAAGCAATTACAAATGGGTGCTTACTTACATTATAAAGAACATGGTAATTGGATAGGAAAAGGTAGAATTATAGCAATTTTAAAAGACTGGAATAAAAACGATGCTAGAGATAAAGAAGATTATCCTAAATTGCCTGTAAAGGTACTTGAATTTGATTTAGGTACACCAGAAGAAATTGAAAAATGGATTATTGATAGATTTGAACATATTAAAGTATTAGAGCAAATGAAAGACGAAGAATTACCTTTATGTACTGCAGAAGAAAGATTTAATTCTGGAGATAAATGGGCAGTTAAAGGAAAGAAGTTTAAAAAAGCATTTAAAGTATTTGATAACTTAAATGAAGCTAGAGAATTACTTGTAACGATGGAACAAAAATATCCAGGACAATATGAAATTGAAGAAAGACCTGGAGAAGATAAAAAATGTAAAAATTATTGTAGTTGTTGTGATTTTTGCCCTTACTATATCACACACTATGATGAAGAATTAAAGGAAGGAATTATTGAATTATATGAATAAAGTAGTTTTATCTGGAAGACTAACAAAAGATCCAGAATTATATACAAATGAAGCAGGTACAAGCAATAGCAAGTTTACTATAGCAGTACCTAGAATTGGTGCAAAAGAAGGCTTACAACAAACAGACTTCTTTAGATGTACAGCATGGAACAAACAAGCGGAAAACCTTGTTAAATACCAAAAAAAAGGCTCATTAATCATTGTTGAAGGTGAATTAAGAGCGGATAACTATGAAGACGAAGATGGGAACTCAAAAACATATAACTATGTATTTGTAAATAGAATTGAATATACTGGAAGTTCTAATGAAGATAAGGGGGAAACAAAAGAAGAAACTGTTAAGGAGGATGATCCATTTACTGATTTTAGTAATGACGTTGAACTAACAGATGAAGACCTCCCTTTCTGAGGTGCGTTATGGAAAAAAGAGTATTTGGAGAGTTTACTACTTTTGAAACACGCAGAGAATCTAATGAAAATGTAGATAGGCAAAGGCGTTATTCTGAAATATTAGAGTGTTTAAAGGGAAAACAATTAACTGCAAAAGAAATAGCTACTGAAATGTGGATGCGAGAGATGATACCTACTAACGAAAGAAACTTCACTGCACCACGATTAACTGAATTATGTAAGCAAGGAATTGTAGATGTAGTTGGAAAGAAGAAATGTCAATATACAGGTAAAACTGTAGCAGTATATGAGGTAAGAAATGGCTAATGTTAAGTGGATAAAGTTAAACGTAGATATGTTTGACGATGAAAAAATAAAACTTATTCAAGCTATGCCAGAAGGAGATGCTTTATTACTTGTATGGATAAAGTTAATCCTTCTAGCAGGTAAAACAAATGAAGGTGGATATATCTATATTAACGATAATATGCCTTATACAGAAGAAATGTTATCAGTAATAATAAATAAGCCATTAACAGTAATAAGACTAGCTTTAGATACATTTACAAGCCTAGGAATGATAGAAAGCGATGAAAAAGGTATTTACCTAGTTAATTTTGAAAAGCATCAGAGCTTAGATAAAATGCAAGAAATAAGAGAATATAATCGATTAGCACAACAAAGACATAGAGAAAAAATCAAATGTCAAAAAATGTCATTGACAAGTCAACAGAGTAACGCAATAGATAAAGAAGAAGATATAGATATAGATAAAGATATAGATAATAAAAAAGAAATAAATAAAGAAAAAAGTAGTTGTTATTTTGCTGAACATCAATGGAACAGAATGTTAAACGGAACGGAGATCCAAGCATTTAATGAATTTGATGATTTATATGGAATTGAGAAAGTCAAAGAAGCTATCAAGATAAGTTGTATGCAGAATAAATGTACTGCCAGTTATGTTAAAGGTATTTTACAAAAACAGCCTAAAAAACCTAACTGGATGGACAAAGAGATTAAAAAGGAAGAACTATCAGGGGAAGAATTGGTTGATTTAAAAGAATTATTAAAAGACTTTAAGGAGAATTAATATGGATTTTAAAGAACAAGCTATTTATGAGTTTGAAAAAGATAGTTCTTTTAGTGGAGCAAAAGAATTTAGGTTTAAAGTCAAACAAAAATATGGTTTTGAACCTAGTTCTGACCTTTATAGAAGAATCACTAATTATCAAATAAGAAAATATGGAGAGCCTTTATCTAATTCAAAAGGACATGACTATATATCTAAATATAGCATTAAAAGAAACGCTAAGAAAAGAAGAATAGAAAATGAATACATTAAAAACAGAAAGATAACAGATAGATTGGTAGAGAGGTTGAACAATGAAAAAAATTGAATATACGCTTGAAAAGCATCATAATCTCTGGACTATCTGGAAGACAACTTATGACCATGGTATTGGATTTAGTGGGATATATAGTGACGAAGATAAAAAGAATTGTAAAGAATGGGCTAAGAAAAGAGGGATAGAACTTGGAAAACATAAGAAAAGTAGTAGCAAAAGAGAGAATAGAAGCAAAAAAGAAATATAAAAATTTAACAGGGATGGCTATTGATTCTGGATATAATGCAGCTTTAAAGATAAGAGAAGAAGAACAAAAAGCATGGGATAAATTTAAGTTCTTATGTGATTTACAAGAAGCATTAGACGAGGTGGACAATGAAAAAGATTAGTTATATGAGAAGAAGATTAGAAGAACAACGTTATAGTGAATTTACCGAAGATTTAGAACATTGTTATATATGTTCCTTACTAGGGGAATCTACTCTAGCTAATGATAAGCATGAATTGTTACCAGGAGCTAATCGTTATAATTCTATGAAATGGGGTTACGTATTACCTCTATGTAGAGAACATCATAATATGTTCCATAAGAATCATCGCTTATCTTTAGAATGGGCTATCAAATGCCAACAACATTTTACTGATAAATATTCCTATAAGGAATGGATGGAGATATTTCATCGAGATTATAAAGAAATATTAAAACAAAAATATGGAGGGAAAGATGCAAGAACAAACAATATTTGATTTACTATATCCTAAATTCAAAATAGATAAACCTATTAGACTAATAGAATTATTTAGTGGATATGGTAGTCAAGCACTAGCACTTAAATACTTAAAAGTACCTTTTGAACATTGGAAAACGTGCGAGTGGGCAGTAAAAAGTATTCAAGCATATAAAGATATGCACTTTTATAACGATAATAACGATTATTCAGCTAGTTTCGATATTGATTATATAAAAGACTATTTATTTAAAAAAGGTATTAGTTCTAACTATAATGAACCAATGACTAAAAAACAAATAGATAGAATGGGTGAGATGTACGCTAGAAATGTTTTTAATAACATTATAGCTACACATAATTTAGTTAATATTTCCCAAGTAAAGGGTAAAGACTTAGAAGTCAAAAACACCGATATATATATATATATATGCACTTATTCGTTTCCTTGTCAAGATTTAAGTTTAGCTGGTAAAGGTAAAGGTATGAGTGATACTTCTACACGTTCTGGTTTACTATGGGAAGTAGAACGTATCTTAACTGAATTAGACGAAAAACCACAAATATTATTAATGGAAAATGTACCTCAAGTACATAGTGAAGATAATAAAGAAGATTTTAAAAAGTGGATCATGCGACTAGAAGAGTTAGGTTATTCAAATTACTGGCAAGATTTAATAGCTACAGACTATGGAATACCACAAACAAGAAATAGATGTTTTATGGTTAGTGTTTTAGGTGATTATAGTTATTCATTTCCACCTAAACAAGAATTGAAATTAAAATTAAAAGATATGTTAGAAGATAATGCACCAGATAAATATTATTTAAGTGAAAAAGCAGTAAAAGGTTTAATTAACCAAGAAAGCAAAGAACACCAACCTAGTATTATAAATGTCGAAAAAGAACCTGACAAACCATTTAAAACCTTAACTTGTGGATACAAAAAACAAGGGCATTACGAAACATATTTAAAAATAATAAACGCAACTAAAAAAGGTTACCTAGAAGCAACAGATGGAGATGGTATAGATATCTCTACTAGGATGCAGTACCATCGTGGAACAGTTCAAAAAGGTAAAAGTCAAACCATAACCACGATGGGGGGGGGGAGAACATAGGAGTAGTTGTAAATGAATAATTTAAGAATAAGAAAACTAACACCTAGAGAATGTTTTAGACTAATGGGTGTTAAAGATGAAGACTTTGATAGAGTAGCTAAAAACCAAAGTGATAGTGGTTTATATCACTTAGCAGGTGATTCGATAGTAGTCAATGTATTGATGGCAATATTTAAGGAGGTATTATGAGATCTTTAAAAGATAAAAACGGTAATAACATTAACTTAACTAAAGATAACGAATACTATACCCCTAAAGGTGTAGTTAGATATTTTGGTGAATTTGATTATGATCCAGCAACAACAAAGGAAAAAGCAGAAGAACTTAATATAAAAAACTATGACACCATAGAAACTGATGGTTTAAAGACAGACTGGACAAAATATAAAAGAATCTGGGTTAACCCACCTTTTAGTAATAAAGATGAGTTTATAAAAAAAGCATATGAAACCTATAGAAAAGCTCCATATATATATATATATATACTATTACCTATAGAGTTTTTAACTACAAAAAAATTTCATAATGTAGCTACAGGAGGTAAGTTATATATACCCTCTGGTAGAGTTAATTTTGAAAGTGGGTTAGGAAAAAAGGGTAAAAGTCCTGCTTTCGGTAGCGTGATATTAGAAATACAAGATAAATGGGAGTTAGAGTTGGTTGATATAGAAGAATTAAACGGACAAACAAGTATATTTACCGATTTTGAAAATTTATAAGGAGATTATATGAAAACAAGAAAAGAAAGAAGGATAGACAAATGGAATTTGTAATTAATAATCACAAATGGACAATAGAAGAAAAACCAGGAGAAAGATTATTAGAAGAATATAACAAAAGAACAGGGAATAATAGTTATATGTGTAATGGTTTAACTTTCTATAAAACACATGAAATATGGATAGCAAAAGAACTTTGTAACGATGAAAAATCAAGAACAATAAAACATGAATTAACACATTGTTTTATATGGGAAATGGGTTTTTATAATGCAGAGTTTAATTATGAAGAAATGATATGTGATTTTGTTGCTAGTATTTATGAATTTATAAAAGGAGTGTTAGACAAATGGGGTTTATAGTAGGTTTATTTTGTGGGTTTGCTTTATGTTGTTGTTTAGTAGTAGGGAGTGATAAAGAGTGAATGAAGAAAAAAGAAAAATATTAGAACATTTAGTTGAATATTTACAAGATAAAATAAACACAGGCTATCACAAAATCTTTTACAATGATGATATGTATGATGAAAAGACTATAGATTGTATAAATGCTATAAATGATACTTTAGAGGAAAACAAAAAATTAAATAATATCATAAATGAATTAGAAAAATGGTTAATAATACAACACGATATATATAAAAATATAGACATAGAAGAAAATACTAGATTAAGTTGTCAATATCTTAAAGTAAAAGACAAATTACAAGAACTAAAAGGAAGTGATAAAGAGTGATAGAAGAAATGAATAAGGTTAAAGCTTTATTTCCTGAAAATGTTGAAAAGATTATTATAACAAAAAATGATTATGATAGATTAACAGGCGATTTAACATTAGAAAATATAGAACTAAAACAAGAAATAGAAAGATTAAATAAAGAAAATACAATATTAAGACAAAACTCACAATATTTAGTTAAACAAAATGATGAATTAGAAGAAGTTATAAATAAAGCAATAGAATATATAGAACAACATAATGATTATTTCTTGCTAAAAAGAGAAGTTAAAGAATTATTAGATATACTTAAAGGAGATGATAAAAAGTGAAAGTAGAAGATTTAACAGAAGAAGAATATAAATTGATAAAAGAATTAATGAAAGAAGAAAAATATGAAAAATTAATGAAACATTTAATGAATATAGAAGTTAATTATCATATCACGCAAACTACATTAAATAATATAAAAAAATACGTAGATGATAGTATCAATCTTGCTAATATAATGCAAGGAAGTGATAAAGAGTGAATATAGGAGCAGATAAATTATTTGAAAGTGAGCTTCATAAAGCAGACAAAAAAATACAAGAAGAACTTTATAAATCTAAAATGGAAGTAATCTTTTCAAACAAAATGCAAGAAAACAAAGAATTAAGAAAAGAAATAAAAAGACTAAATAACATCATAAATAAATTAGATAGAGAAACTTATTTAGGTATGATAGAAAATCAAAATAATAATGAGTTTTCAAAAGGTCTTTACACAGCATATAAATACATAAATGATAAAATTAAGGAACTCAAAGGAGTTGATAAAGAGTGCAAGTAGGAGATTATGTAAGAACTGAAATTAGCAGTTTAAATATTCAAAGAATAGGTAAAATAGAAAAAATAATTAGTGATGATTATATTCATACAGATATAGGCACTTATGATAATGAATACATAATCAAATCAAGTCCAAACATAATAGATTTAATAAAATATGGTGATATAGTTAAACATAAAATTAATGGTGAAGATTTTATTTCGGAAGTATGGGGAGAAGAAAACAATTATTTTATAGTAGTTTATGATAGAGCAATAGATTTAGGAGAATTGAATATTGTATCAATAGTAACAAAAGAACAATTTGAAGAAATGGAGTATAAGATATGAAAATTATTGATTTACTTAATATGATTAGCAAAGGTGAAGAAGTACCATATAGAATAAAGTATATTGGGAAAATATATGAATATGTAGAAGAAATGAAATGGTATTTAAGAGATGATATGAAATGTGAATTAAGTAATAGTAAAAAATGTTTAAATGATGAAGTAGAAATAATAGAAGAAGATAAGAAGATAGAAAAACTGGAAATGTTCATTCCGCAAAGAGAAAGTGATACTTATTGCACTAAATATAATGAAATAGTTGATAAAATCAATGAAATAATAGATAAATTAAATAAGGGTGATAAAGAATAATGGAATCAAAACTTAAAATAATATTAGATCACTATGGTATAGAACACCAGGCAATTATATGGATAGAAGAACTTAGCGAACTAACTAAAGAATTATGTAAGTATTTAAGAAACAAAGAATTTAGTGATAACGGATATTTAGAAATAACTGATGTACAAAATTGTATAGATCAGATGAAGATAGCTTTTAACTATCCAATAGAAAAACAATATGAAGATTATAACTATAAGGTAGAAAGGACTTTAAAAGGGATTAAATGAAGAAAATAACCTGTGATTTATGTGGTAAAGATATAAGTGATGGATACAATACTTATGATAATTGTGTTCTATCTTATGACAAAAGAGAAACAATGGATTTATGCGATAACTGCATTGAGAAGTATCATAAGGTAGGAAATAAATGTGAAACTAAATACCAAAAACTTAGAGAAAAATACGATAACAAAATGGCATCGGAAATGAAAAAATATTATGACAAAGAAATATTGAAACTAAAGGAGGACTAAATGCACGAAATATTATACCGATACAGAAAATACGAAATAGAGTATAACAGGGGGTTAGGTATAATAACAGTCAACAAGAAAATACCAGTAGATAAATTTATAGAATTAAAGAATATACTTAAAAGAACTGGCAATCCAGTAAACGATATAAGAGTAGAAACTGATAAGTCAAAGAGGTGGGTAGAATGAAAAACTATTACGATCAACAAATGGAGCTTAACGTAGTTTTATTTAGAATAGAAACTTTAAACGAAAAGAAAGCTATTTATTTTAATCAAACACAGCCTAAATCTGGAAAGATTAAAGAAGTAATGGTAGAGAGTTCTAGAGTAATAAAAGACACCTTTTTAGAATATACAGAAAAAGTAGAAGAAATAAACAAAGAGTTAGATGATCTATACAAAGAAAAAGAAATACTTGAAAGATATCTAAAGAAAATGGAAGAATCACTAAGAAGTATGAAAGGTATAAAAGAAAAAATATTTGTAGCTAAGTTTATAGATGGACTTAGTGCAAAACAGATATCAAGAAAAATGGCTTATAGTAAGACTTCTATATATAGAATATTAAGTGAAATTTATCAAATAATACAAGTTGGGAAAAAATGGGAAAAAAAAGATGCTAAAATGTAATTGTGAGATAATCACAAAAGCATCAACTCCAAAAAGGCTATCTCTTGGTGGTAGCCTAGAGTATCTATGAAAAATACGTTAACCCGTCTTGTTATTCGCATAGATATTCTAGGGTGCTATCAAGTGCCTATAGTGTTGACACATGGTAAAAGTGTAGAAGTGAATTGACAAGGTTTTTATGAATTGTACCTAAGATATATTGTAAAAAAGAGGTATAAACGCCTTTAAAGACACTTAGCTAAGGATATATCTAAAACAATTCTTTTTTCGAAGAATATGCTACTTCTTTTTTGTAAGTAGCATAGAGGTAGATAGGTTTTATATAATGAAAATTTGGTCATATAAGTTATATAAAACGTTTGACAGCTATCTATTTCTATGGTGCTTATAAAATAAGGAATCCTCCTTATGAAATATTAAACCACACCGAAGCACCAAGAGAGCGAAAGCTCTTTTTTGTTTGAAAGAAGGCGATTTTAATGGCAAACGAGCAAAACCTAAAACCAATTAGAGATTCTGAAATTGCAAGAAAATTGCAAGAAAAATCGGTTTTAAAAAGAAAACAAAACGATAAAGAAAGAAAACTAATAAAAGAGATGCTATTAGAAAGAACCAAAAATAAAGATTTAGAAGAAATGATAGACAATGCTATTAAAAGAGCTAAAGAAACTGATAAAGGTTTTGAAGTTTATAGAGATACCATAGGAGAGAAACCTACTGAAAGAATAGATACTAATGTTAATTTATCTTATGAAAACACTTTAAAAGAAGTGGTTGATGAAGATGAATATTAATACTAAAAAGTATATAGAGAAATTTGTTAAGATAAGAGATAAATCAGGATCAATTATAGACTTTAAATTAAATGAACCTCAACAAAAGTTATATGACATCATAAAAGAACAAAAGAAGTTAGGTAAACCAGTTAGAATAATAATACTTAAAGCTAGACAAATGGGATTCAGTACTTTAACTGAGTCCATTTTATTTAAAGAAACAGCTACTAAGTTTAATATTAATACTGGTATTATTGCTCATAAAGAAGAAGCTACAACAAACTTATTCAATATGAGTAAAAGAATATATGATAATTTACCACCAGAGATGAAACCAGCTAAGAAGTCAAGTAATGCTAAAGAGTTAATATTTGATAACCAAGAAGGAACAGGATTAAAAAGTAAAATTAAATGTATGACAGCAGGAGCTGATGGAGTAGGACGTTCTGATACGTTTAATAACCTACATATATCAGAATTAGCGTTCTGGGGCAATAGTGCAAAAGAAACTATGCTAGGTTTAATGCAGTCAGTACCAAACTTACCTAACACTATGGTAATAATAGAATCCACTGCTAATGGTTACGAATATTTTAAAGAGATATGGGATAAAGCAGTAAAAGGTGAGAGTGCATTTATACCATTATTTGTAGGATGGCAAGATTTAGAGGAATATAAAATGCCTTATACTGGTTTTAAACTAACATCAGAAGAAGAAAAGTTAAAAGAAACTTATAATCTATCTAATGACCAATTAACATGGCGTAGATGGTGCATAGCAAATAACTGTGGTGGAGATATAAGCCAGTTTAAACAAGAATATCCGATGAATCCACACGAAGCATTTTTACTTAGTGGTGCATCAGTATTTGATAAAGAGAAATTGATTATAAGATTAGAACAGTTAGAAAAGCCATTAAAGACAGGATATTTTACATATGATTATGATGGTAATAAGATAACCAATATTAAATGGGTAAATGATCCAGAAGGATATATAAATATTTATAGACTACCAGATACAATATCAACAAAGTTTTGTATAGGTGGTGATACATCTGGAGAAGGAAGCGACTATTTTACAGCCCATGTACTAGATGCAAGGACTGGAGAACAGGTAGCAGTATTAAAACAACAATTTGATGCAGACCAATACACTAGGCAAGTGTATTGTTTAGGCAAGTATTACAGTTGGTATAATCCTATAACGATTAGAAAAGAAGAAGCATTAATAGGAATAGAAGCCAACTTTGATAGTTATCCTATCAGAGAATTACAACGATTAGGATATCAAAATCAATATGTTAGAGAGAGTATAGATTCTTATACAGGTAAAACAGAAAAGAAGTTTGGTTTTAGGACTACATCTTTAACAAGACCAACAATAATATCAAGTTTAATAGAGATAGTAAGAGAACACACTAACCTATTAAATGATAAAGATACATTAGAAGAACTATTAACCATCATAAAGAACGAAAAAGGACGTATAGAAGCACCTCAAGGTGGACATGACGATCAGATGATGGGATTAGCAATAGCTTATGAGATAAGAAGTCAAGTTAGTCTACAAGAAGAATCAATTACTCCTAAATTTGAATTTGGTTTTGATATAGAACCAACATACAAAGACTATGGAGAAGAAATAACAATAATATAGGAGGTATAGTATGAAAAAAAGAGTATTTAGAGAACGTTACAACAACGAAAAAGAAGTAATTAAGGAAATAGTCGAAGAAGTAAAAAAAGAAACTAAAAAGGCTAAAAAGAAGGTAAAAGATGATACTACTAGTAACAAGTAATATCGTTTTTTTAGTTATAGGACTATTTGTAGGGCATAAGATACCAAGAACAGAAAAGATTATACCTAATATTAATCCTATTAAGACTATAGAACGAATAAAAGATGACTTTACTTCTAAAAAAGAAGAAGAACGTATAAAGATTATTGAACAGAATATAGACAATTATGATGGTACAGGTTTTAACCAGTTAGACTTACCATAGTTAGTGGGGTGAAGAAATGGATTTGGAAGAAATAAGAGAAACAGATGTATGGACATTAAGAGAACAAGGTTTAAATTATTTAAAATCTCATAATGTAATAATAGATACAGATAGAAATTATAACTTTTACATTGGTAAACAATGGGAAGGTGCAAAAATAGATGGTATTGAAAAAGCTCAATACAACTTTATTAAAACAATAGTTGATTATAAAGTAAGTACTATTAATCAAAACTTATGGGCTATTAATTATAGTAGTGAGAACTATGAAAATAGAGATTTTAGAAAAAATGCTGAAGAAGTATGTAAGATGCTTAATAAAAAGGCTGCTAAAGTATGGGAAAAAGACCAGATGGACTTTAAAATTAGACTTGTATCAGATGATTCAGCCATAAATGATGAAGGTATTATATACGTTGATTATAACGAAGAAGGACAAGATCCAGTAAACGAAATAATTAATAAAAACAATGTATTATATGGCAATGAACAGTCCAGTGATATTCAAAGTCAACCATATATCTTAATTAGTCAAAGATTACCAGTATCTACAGTACAAGAAATGGCTCGTCTAAGAGGCGTATCAGAAACAAAAATAAGATACATACTTGGAGATGATTTAACATTTGAAGAAGCTGGAGAAGACGCTAAATTAGAAAAAGATGAAATGTGTACTCTAGTAACTAAAATGTGGAAAGAAGACGGAACAGTTAAGTATTCTAAAAGTACAAGATATGTTGACTTAGTAGAAAACGAAGATACAAAACTTAAATTATATCCGATAGCTCATTTCCCATGGTCAGAGAAAAAAGGATGGTCTAGAGGAGAAGGAGAAGTTAGAACTTTAATTCCTAACCAATTAGAGCTTAATAAGACACTAGCTAGAACATTATTAAGTATAAAGAATTGTGCTTATCCTCAAAAGATAGTTAACATTGAAAATATTATTAATCCAGACGCATTAAATCAATTAGGAGGATTAATTAAAGTAAAAGGTGGAGCTACTATTGATGATGTTAATAGGTCATTTGGATATGTACAACCTACTTCAATGTCTGCAGATGTCGGAGCAGTAATGAGAGATTTAAAAGATATCACTAGAGAATTAAATAATGCTGGTGATATAGCAACAGGTGGAATTAATCCAGAACAAGCAAGTGGTAAAGCCATCTTGGCAGTACAACAAGCATCTCAACAGCCATTAGTTAAGCAATTAACTGGTTTAAAGAGATTTATTGAAGACTTAGCAAGAATATGGCTTGATATGTGGACTACATATACTCCAGAAGGTATGACACTTGAACAAGAACAAACAGATCCTTTAACTGGAGAAGAGTATGTAGAACTTGTACAAATACCAAAAAGTTTATTAGAAAACTTAAAAGGTACTGTAAAAGTAGATATTACACCTAAAGGAGCATTCGATAGATATGCTAGAGAACTTAGTTTAGAGAATTATCTTAAAGCTGGATTCTTTACAGGACAAAGAGTTAATGAACTTAGATATTATGCAGAAGCATTACCAGATGATGCAACAGCACCTAAACAAGAACTATTACAGATATGCGATAAGATAAAAGAAGAACAAGAGAAGATAGCACAAATAAATGCTAACGCTCAATTATTACAACAAAATTACAACCAATACGTTAATGAAACACCAGAAGACCAAGCTGGTACATTAAATCAAATAATGGAAACAAGCACTCAATAAGTGCTTTTTTTAGTCCAAACCTTACGACTTTAAAAGATGTGTTCGGTGAAACAAACACCACTTAAAAAATAGGAAGGAAAAAGTTATGGAAAATAACGAAGAACTTGTTGAACAAACTGAAAATACAGAATTAACTGCAGAAGAAATTGAAAACGTAGAGAGTATTGAGGAACAACCTCAAGAGGAAACTACAGAGCCTATAGAAGAAACGTTTACTAGAGAACAAGTAGACAATATGATAGCTAAGAGATTAGCTCGTAAAGAGGCTAAAATTCGTAAAGAATACGAAAAGAAATACGGAAGTTTAGAAAGCGTAGTAAACGCTGGTTTAGGAACTGAAAGCGTTGAAGAAGCCACCAATAAACTTAAAGACTTTTATCAAAGTAAAGGCATTAGTATTCCAATTAACAATACTAACGAAGAGATGGAGTCAAACGCTGCTAAATGGGAAGCTGAAAAGATTATTGAATCAGGATATGAGGATATAGTCGAAGAAGTAGATGATTTAGCAAAAATAGGTTTAGAGAATATGTCTTTAGGAGAAAAAGTTAAATTCAAAATGTTAGCTGAAGAACGTCAAAGAATAGAAGAAGAAAAAGAACTTAAAGCTATTGGCGTTGATAAGCTAGATGATGAATTTAAAGAATTTAGTAAGAAATTAAATCCAGAACTTAGTCTTAAAGAAAAATATGATCTATACCAATTAACAAAACCAAAAGAAGAAATTAAAAAAATGGGAAGTATGAAGAGTGGGCAACCATCTGAAATAAAACAATACTATACAGATGAGGAGATATCTAGAATGTCATTAGATGATTTAGATAAACCTGGAGTATTTGAAGCAGTAAGGGAGTCCATGACACGTAATTCCTAAATAAGGAAGGATGAGATTTATGAACGATGCTAAACAAATGATTTGGCATAAAGCTTATGAAAGAGCTTTAAAAACTATCACAAGTTTAAGAAACCACTGTGATTTTAAATATGAAAAGGATTCAAAGAACGCTAAGACTGTTAGAGTATTAAATGCAGTTAGACCAAGCGTACGTACTTATGTACCAGGAACAGCTATTACAAGAGATGCTGTATCTTCTACTAAAGTTGATATTGATATCGACCAACACAAATATTTCAATATTGGATTAGACGATGTTATTAAAGCACAAAGTGTACCAGGAGCTATGGAAGCAACTGCTGCAGAAGGTGCTTTAGCATTATCAGAAGAAGGAGATAAATATGTAGCTTCACTAGTTAAAGCTGGTGTAGAAGCAACTACTCCTACTATTGATTCAGTAGCAAGATTTACTCCAACAAAAGCAAACGCAACTGAAAAAATTGAAGAAGCATTTGCTATTCTATATGGTAAGAATAATCGTGTATCTGATACATATTGGTTAGAAGTAGCACCAAGTTATTTCCAATTTATTAGACCTAATATTTTAGAACTTTTAACAAATAACGTTGAAATGGCTAAAAAAGGTGTAGTTGGTAAATATGCTAACGCTATGGTAACTATTGAAAACCTATTACCAAAAGGACAAGCAACAACTGCTAACGATACTGTATATAACATTTTAAGAACTGAACATGCTATCGCATTTATCGAACAAATTGATAAAGTAGAAGCATATCGTCCAGAAGACGCATTTGAAGATGCTTTAAAAGGTTTATATTCTTTCGGTGCTAAAGTTGTTAGACCTGATGAAATTGTAGTTATTAAAACTGCTATTTAATTAGAGGGCTATAAAGCCCTTTTTATCGTGTTAAGAGTAAGATGGGTGCAACTCCCATAAACACGTCTAGAAAGAGGTAAAAACATGGAAAAACTAGAGTATTTTACTATTATGCCACAATTAAAACAATTTTACGGAAAGACTGTTACAAAAGACACTGTATTTGATGAAAAAACAGAGAACGGACAAGTAACACAACATTTTGAGGATTTAACTTTAACTACAAAGATACTTAAAGAAGTTGAAATGGATGACGATCATCCTTATGGAGTTAAAGAAGAAACTACTATAACAATTAAAGTACCAGAAAATACTATATTAATATGGGATGAAAACGAAGGATTTATTGTACCTCAAACACAAATGACTACTTTAGAGGAGTTAAAAAGGACTATTGATGATATAGACGGAATATATAAGGGGTGATTATATGACTTTAGAAGATATGAAAACAAGAGTATATCAACTAATCGAAGAATATTCTGAAAATGCTGATGAATTAACAGAAGACGAAGATTTTGCAGCTAAAATAAACGTAGTTATAGACCAAGTACAAAACCATCTTACAAGATTTAAGAAAATACCTAAATATGCTGAATTAAATGTAACAAAAGGTCAAACAATGACTTTAGGAGATATAGATAAAGAGTTTTATCAATTAGACCTTATAAGAGGTGTAGACTACGATATTAAAAATGATAGAATAAAATTTTTAGAAGATGGAACTGCAGAAGTTTATTATTTTAAATATCCTAAGACTATTACTCCTGAAACAGAAGACAATTATAAATTTGAATTATCAAACGATTTATTAGAAATAATGCCTTATGGAGTAGCTGCAGATTTATTAAAAAGCGATGTATCTAGTCAATATGGAGCAGTATATGAAGCTAAGTATAGAGAACTACTTAATACACTTGATCCTAGATATGGAACTGGAAGTATTGAATTAGTAGGAGGTATGAAGATATGAGTCAACCAAGTGGAGCATTAATAACAAGAAACTACTCTAATTATAGAGGAGTAGATTTTTCTAATAGAAAAGACGAAGTAAATATATATCGCTCTCCTGATGCTTTAAATGTATGGAAGAATTATAAGAGTACAGAGGGTAAAAGTATAGAAACAAGACCAGATGTAGAATTACTAGAAGAATATAGTAATACTATATTTGGTCTTTTTTTTAATGAGAATACAAAAACAATGTATGTACATTCTGGTACACAAATTATTGTAGGGGAATCTGTAGCGTATGAAGGTGTAGCAGAACATAAATCAAAATTCTTTGTATTTGATAATAAAGTTTATTTTATGGATGGAACTAATTACCTAGTACAAAATGGAGATAATTTTGAAGAAGTAGTTGGATTTATACCAACAACAACTATATCAAGAACACCAAACCAAGGTGGAACTACTTACGAAGATGTTAACTTATTAAGTCCATATCGTAAAAATACATTTTGTGGAGATGGAACTAGTAAAGATTATTACTTAGATAGTAAGGAAATAGATAACGATTATACTCCAGAAGCATGGATAGCAGATGATACAGGGCACGAAGTCAAAACCACCGATTTTATTGTAGATTATGAAGCTGGTAAATTAACGTTTTTAGAAGCACCTCCAGCACCTTTAACAGACGGACAAGATAATGTAGTCATCCAATACAAAAAAGATACTGGTAAGGCTGAAACTATTAAAAAATGTACATTAGTTGAAGTATTTGATAATAGAGTCTTTGCAAGTGGAAATCCAGACTATCCTAATAGGCTATGGCATTGTAGCTTACAAGACGCTTCTTATTGGAGTGATTTAGACTACTATGACGAAGGAACTAATGACTCACCAGTAAAAGCACTGGTAGCAGGGAATAATGCTCTATGGGTTTTAAAAGCACCTTCTAAGAGTAACACAACTATCTTCTATCATAATCCAACTATAGATAGTACATATGGAAAGATATATCCAAGTACACACTCTAGTATTTCAACTGGATGTAAGACTACTGGAATAAACTTTAATGATACTATTTGCTTTTATAGTGGACAAGGACTAGAGGCTATAACAAGTGATATTACAACAGAACAAACAATATCTCATAAGTCTAGTATGGTAGATTCTAGATTATTAAATGAAAATTTAGATAATATGATCTTGATAGAGTGGGAAGGCTATTTAGTAACGATTATAGATAATAAGATGTATTTAGCTGATAGCAGACAATACTCTCAAATAAATGACCATTATGAATACGAGTGGTATTACTTTGACATTAATAAAAAAGTAACTGCTGCAACTATTGCAAATGGTGAACTTATTTTATGCACTGATGAAAATAAAAGAGGAGTACAAACATATGGTTTATACTCTATGACTAATTATTCTAGTAATAGAAAGGTAGAAAGTTACTGGACTACTATAGAAGACGAGTTTAATTATCCTCAATATCAAAAGACAACTAATAAAAAGGGTTGTGTAGTAGATATGGAAGGTGAAGAAATAACTATATATGTTAAGACAGATAATAAAACATTTGACTTAATTAAAACTTATAAAAATACAAAAGGTTATGTAGTACCTAGAATTAAAAAGAAAAAATGGAAATCAATTCAATTAAAATTCTATTCAAATTATCCATTTAGCTTATATTCAAATACATTAGAAAGCTATGTAGGGAACTACATTAAACGATAGGAGGTAAAATATGGCATCTGTAAATTACGATGATGATAGATTTAAAGCAGTAGAACAAGAACAACAAACAGCTTTAAACAATGTAACAAATACATATAACAATATGATTAATAATAGTGATAAGTATTATCAAGACATGGCAAGGGCTGCTGAGGACTATGGCAAACAACAAGCAGAGATCCAACAGGCTAACACTGATTTTGCTATAGAAAAGA